CGTCCCCCATGTTTAGTCTACATTTGTATAGTAGCTAAGCCATCGAGCCGATTAAAGCTACGATGCCCCAAGTGGAATTGTCAATCCACTCGGATCCACCCTCGATTCAGCCTGGTCTTTCGAGAGAAAGACCTGGACGGAATTGAGCTCCTACCAGTCCGCTCAAGTGAGCAGACAGACTCGAGAACGTGGTTCCATCCACATCCATTGAGGTTACCCTCTTTGGACTCGAGTCGCCAGACAGGACTATGAAACCACTGATAGGATTGATGCCAATAAGCATCTCTCCACACAGCAGTCTCATTACGACTAAACTCGGCAATACCACCATGGGAGCTATTGTTCGTTAAGAACAACTGCTTTCCACAGCGGTTATGCAGACGTTTTCGCAATGTCTGGTAAGTAGAAACTGCAGCCTCTTCGTATCCCGCTATGCGTAAACGCATAGCGATGTCCGAAAGAGATTGCAATCCCGTCATATGTTCGGCATCTATCGTTGTCTTCCATCGAACTGGAGTGACGTCAACGCCATTAAAAGCGTCGACGCCACACGATTCACGGAAGGCTCCTCGCCAAAAGGATTTACTCCTATTAACGAGCAAACCGAATGATTCGAGAGCGTCTATGACGATCTCGGCACACTCGGAGCGGACTATGATGTCATCACCGAACACAAATACAGCACCGGGCTGATGAAGCCCACGGCGCTGCAATGCGGCTACACAGATGCTCCAGAAAACTAAGCTCTGGACAGGAAACGTTGTTGCGTTCCCCATAGGAGCGTAGCAATTCATCTGTCCGATCACGTCCGCTAAGGACATGTGAGACAATCCATTAGCCAGATAGTTATATCTGGCCTTTGGAATAATGAATTCTTGAGCACGACAACACCCGAAGAACTTGTACTTCCTCCCAAAGAGGATCTGTACAAGAACGTCGGATATACGATCGGACGCCTCTTTCATGTCTAACGTGGCATATCGCCGCGAGAGACTTGACTTTAGCGCTATCGATCCATTAGCTGACTGATCGTCGAACCGGACTCGGCCGCGAGGCCAAGGACCAAGGTTCGATCTATGAAGAGAGATAGCTCTCTCCAGCTCACGACGCAAGCCCTGCTGAATCCAAATAGACTCAGAAGGGTGGACACAAATCAAGCGGGGCCCACGGCTGTCTTTAGGGACAGCAATAAGTTTAGCTCGAATAATGTCCTTGCATTCAGCATAGTCCCAACTCTCAAGGTGCTCTCTGTTATAATACAGACAGAACCAATCAGAGTACGGATATAGAGACTCTATTGTAGAGTATCTATGTAGCCACTTCTCTTTAGAGGTGGTGACCGCACCGGGTCCGTGCGAAGGCTTTAACGCCTTTTCACGGAATCGATAAAGGACTGACTGACAGTGTCGACGAGCGCTGTCCAACAATGCTGGGCTGATTCTCGCGAGAGAATTCCCAAAATTGCGAACAGCAAGATTAGTCTCCAGGAAACCTCGGAAGGCTTCCTGCGTCGTCTTGTTGTCATGTGTAACTGAGGCTTTATAGCAGAACAGAAGAAGTTGCCGAATCAACCGCATTTGTCGAGCATCCACTAAGGATGCTCGTGCGAGTCGACGCAGCGCTACTGGGAAGCTATCGATATCGAGTTCAACACCCGATTCAATAGAAGCCAATAGCATCTTCTCTAGCTTAGGCGCCTCATATAGGCACCATTGCAGACCCTCATAAGATCCTCGTATTTCAGAGAATCCAGATGAGAGCGCTACATCTGCTAGCAGGCTAACGTATGTGTGTTCTATAGCATGCATACTAGGAGTACCGTATAAGCCAGTCTGAGTTTTATTCTGGTCAATTCAGCCTCTAATAGGGCTAGAGTTGGCCAGCCAGCACGTCAGCGACAAAGTTCGCGTCCGCAACAGCAGCCTTAAACGTAGCGACTACAGAGTCGACTTGCGCTTGGGTTGCCGTCTTGGGCACGGCGATGACAAAGTAAGCAGATGTAACAATCTCGTTTACGTTGGCATCAATGTCGACCCGATCGACTCGCCCAGTGAAGCGTTGACCGGCTACTTTCGTAGCAGAATCAACGTAATCAATGTGCTTGACGGTCAGGTTATCGGGGGTATTAATACCCCTGGTAATGGAGGTTCGGAGTGAGCCCTTATCGGGATCATCCCAAGCCTTTTTGAACGCGATGGAATTGAATGTCAGATCGGCATTCATGTATTATACGGTGGTTATTATCTAACGTTGTAGGTTGAGGACTGGAATGCCGTACTCAGTCGAAGTGATGTGAATATACGTCAGGCCCTTGCGGGTGCTGACCTTGTTCATATCTCACACGAACTGAGTCCGACTTAGCTGATTCAACCATAATCTTTGCTGCTTCGGAAGGAGCAAGATGCACGTTGCCTTCCATATCTTGGAGAGCTTCGCGTATCAACTGCTTCCGTGTCAGTGAAGAGATCCGATGGTCAAGTGCAATATCAAATATTGCACTGACGACTCGAATCTCATCTATGGTTAGGTTTCGTCGACAGAATGCGCTTATAAAACGCACGCATGTCAACGAGGCCGAATCAGTTTTCGACTGTGTTGTATTATTGGGCATATGTCCTTTAATCCTCACTATCGTCTTTCGACGATTGTCTTATCCAGAGCTACTCGGAACGAACGCAACTTTAATAATTGTTGCGTTATCAATGCTGCTGCAATAGCAGCATGATTTTTTCCGTTCTGAGGTATCCAAGTAGGGAGAGATCCCTGCGAAGATACTGGTTTCCTCTCGTAGTGCTTATATTCAGCTGAGCCTGAGCGTACACTCCATAGTTCACCGCCACCACATGGACTATAATAAGTCCATTGTTGGTCGGTTGCTACGGCGTAGCTAAAGGACCTCGTGAAACTGACTTCATAATCTGGGCTTGCGCCCAGCATGTTGTCAATAGTACGAAGCACTCCGCGCAAATCAACAAACCAATCTATAACGAAAGAGAAAGGAACTTTCTCCCACGCCAGACTAGCAGGTGACGTCGCGAACCTTCGCATGAAGTTATCTGCCGCTTGAAAGAACGGCAGAGTATACTTTTGCTTAGGCTTCACTACTAGAACATACCTAACAGTTGGGGACGCCACTTGGCGTCCTTGATATGACACACGACTGATGACGTTGCTATTCGCAAAGTCAAGTTCGTCTGCCACACCGAAATGCAACTTGATAATCCCAGAACGGGAGTATCTCGAAGCTTCTCGGTCTGCAAGGCGTTTAACATCCTTCCGAAACCGGGGCAAATACCGGTGGACCGCCATCATGTCTGAAATAACGGGAGCAATCCCGAATTTCCAGGCAAGAAACGATCCACTGGCGTGGCCAAGAGTCTTGCTAAGACTCAGCCTACCACGGCGCTGCCATTCATCTCTCAATTTTGGGAGACTAGTAGCAAGCGACGTGATAGAAGGCCACATCTGATTTGCCTCAACGAGATCTAAAAGCAAGTCGGCTTTATATTGCTTACTTGCTTCTATAACGTCTTCCTTAAGACGATTCTCATCGACGGATGATAACGAATCCATAGACCACCCATAGGGGAGTGAATCATTAGTTAAGTTCCACCCCGTGAGGGGAAGGGCCTTAACATTGGCAGAGTACGGACCCGTTTGGGCCTGTCCACTGTCCCAATGATTAACTCCATAAGGAGGGAACGTATAAGGAGAACTCGTCATAAACGAGTCCTCACAAATCTGATATGTAAGTTTTCGATGCTTACATTCATGAACGTTACCTCTTCCTAACTCGTCAACCATTCTCTCTAGCGTAACGCTAGTGGGAACGGAAAACGCAAACGGACCTACGTCCGCTGGTGTGTTACTGGTGCCATCACAGAACGTGGTGTAGACAACTCTACTAGGCAACGTCTTAGTAATGGTTTTGTGGGCTATGTTTCTATTGCGTATTCTCATCTGAGATAAAAGAT